TGAGTACCCAAATTTATTCAGACAAAAATAATTAGTAATTTATATAGGAGGAAATAGAATGAATGAGAAACAAAAAGCTGTAAACAATATTGATAAGACAGTAATGCATGAAATAACCTATTACAAAGAATGGGACAACAATAGACTATTTATCTATGCAGAGAAACATCTAGTGGAAGTTATTTGAGGGGAAATATGAGAATAAAAATCGTAAGTGTAAAGTATACAAATATATGGTATGCTGACAAGATTGGTACTGAGTACGAGGTAGAGGATACAGGGAATTTCTATATGCGAAATAACAATCACTTCTATAAATTGTTTAAGGAAGATTGTGAAGTTGTTAGTATGGATGGAGGTGATGATGAATAGTTTTTTAATAAATCGTATATTTTAGATATTTAAATAATATAATAAAGAGGGGCGTTGTGAATAATGAAAACATTGCAATAATAAAAAATACTAAAAATAATGGAGAATTATGTATTAAAGAAATAAGTTATTCTGTTGCTAAAAAAATGATGTTAGAAAAACATTATTCAAAAAAATGGAATAATGCTTTTGGTAAAATAAATATTGGGATATATAGAAATGGGGAGCTTCTTGGTGCTGCTGTATTTGGGAACTTAATGAATACCAAATCGTACAAAAATTTAGTTGAAGATAAAAAAAGTATTATTGAGCTGAATAGATTGTATATTGATGATGTTTTAGTTAAAAATGCTGAAACAGTATTGATAAGCTCTTCAATAAAAATTATAAAAAGAAAATATCCTTATATAAAATATGTACAAAGTTTTGCTGATGGGAGACTTGGTTGTGGCACAATATATAAAGCTGCAAATTTTGATTATTATGGGTGTTCAAAAAGTATATTTTTTGAAAATAAACAAACTAAAGAAATTTTTCATAAAGTTCCTTTAGAAAATACAGATAGACCTTCTGGATTTTTAAATAAAAATAGATTATTTATTGATAATAAATTAGTATCTTTCTATGTAAAAACATATAGATATATTTATGATATATACAAAATAAATGGTATAAAATTGAAAAAATTAGTGTATCCTGAATATTCTATAGGAAGTGAAAAAATTAATTTTGTACACCCTTTGTCTACATTATGCAGATTGTATTTGATGTACACTGCAATAGAGGATTACATCTATGCTAATAAGTGTATGGATACTATGTTAATTAACTACGATAAAGAAAACATTAATTTCATGATTGAAAAACAAAAATTGAATAAATCGTATATTAATTTTTTAAAAGATTATTTGCCTAAAAATGGGAAAAATAAATTAATGAAAAATATAGAGGGGGAAATTACTAATGATTTTTTTCAAATTAACTAATAAAGAGGAAACAAATGAGCAATAATACAATTGATACATCTGTACAAATATTATCTAATATAACAGCTTATATGAAATATGCTAGGTATATTCCTAAAAAACAACGTAGGGAATTGTGGAATGAAAACACTGATAGGGTAAAGCAAATGCATATTAAAAAGTTTCCTGAATTGAAAGAGGAAATTGAGTATGCATTTGCTTTTGTAAATGATAAAAAAGTATTGCCTAGTATGAGAAGTATGCAATTTGCAGGGAAACCTATTGAAGTTAATCCTGTAAGACAGTATAATTGTTCATATGTTCATATAGATCATACTGATGTATTTGCCGAAACTATGTTTCTTTTGTTAAGTGGCACAGGTGTTGGATACTCTGTACAAAAACATCACATAAGAAAACTTCCCCCACTGTTAGGTGTGCAACGACCTGAAGGACGACAAAGAAAGAAACGGTATCTTATAGGGGACTCAATAGAAGGTTGGGCTGATGCTGTCAAAGTCCTTATTGAGTCTTATTTTTATAACAAACGAGAACTCGATTTTGATTTCAGAGATATTAGACCAAAAGGCACTACACTAATTACCTCTGGGGGAAAAGCACCTGGACCTGAGCCTTTAAGAGAATGTTTAACTAAGATTACTTCACTACTGGAAAATGCTATAGCAGTGAGAGGAAGAGCAACTAAATTAACACCACTTGAAGCACATGATATTATGTGCTTTATTGCTGATGCTGTATTAAGTGGTGGAATTAGAAGAGCAGCAATGATAAGTTTATTTTCATTGGACGATTCTAGTATGCTTGAATGTAAATTCGGAAATTGGTGGGAAACAAACCCACAGAGAGGCAGAGCAAATAACAGTGCAGTAATTCTTCGTAGTCAGATAGAGGAAGATACTTTTAAAAATTTATGGAATAAAGTTAAAGCTAGTAGAAGTGGGGAACCTGGATTTTTTATGAGTAATTCAGAAGAATGGGGTGGAAATCCATGTATGGAGATTTCATTACGCACATCACAAATGTGTAATTTGGTAGAAGTAAATTTTGCAACAGTTGAATCTCAAGAAGACTTGGAAGAAAGAACTAAAGTAGCAAGTTTTATTGCAACACTACAAGCAAGTTATACGGATTTCCATTATTTGAGAGATATATGGAGAGAGACGACAGAAAAGGAAGCCCTCATAGGTGTGAGTCTTACTGGTGTTGCATCCAAACATCTATATGATTATGATTTAGAAAAAGCAGCTAAGGTGGTGGTAAAAGAAAATAAGCGTGTTGCAAAACTCATAGGAATTAATCCTTCTGCAAGATGTACTACTAACAAACCTTCTGGTACCAGTTCCATTGTACTAGGGACAAGTTCAGGGGTACATGCATGGTATGCTCCTTACTATTGGAGACGTGTCAAAGTAGGAAAGGATGAAGCAATATATAGTTATTTGAATACTATGTACCCTGAACTACTTGAGGATGATTATTTCAGACCAAAAATAATGGCTGTTATTAAAGTACCACAGAAAGCCCCTGATGATGGGATTACAAGAAGTGAGACTGCTATTGACTCATTAGAACGTGTTAAATATATGCATAAAAACTGGATTGCTCCTGGGCATGTAAAAGGGATTAACAAAAACAATGTAAGCTGTTTCTCAGGAGATACCAAATTCTTAGTTGAAGACAAAGGGTATGTTTCATTTAATTCTTTTAATGATGGGGATACAGTTAGAGTTTTAACTCATGATGGAACATATACAAACGCAATTGTAAAAAATTTTGGAAAACAAGAAATAGTGGAATTAAAAGTTACAACTGGTGGGGGACTAAAAGAACCAAAAATTATTAAAACTACAAAAGATCATTTCTGGTTTGTGTCAAATAATTATAGAAGGCACAGTGGTATAGATTTACCAGATGAAAAATATAGAATAATTAAAACAAAAAATCTGTTAAGTATTAAAAAACCACAATTTCCTAGAGTATATCCTACTAAAAAAGTAACAGAAATAAATCTTGAAGGGCTTTTGCATGGCATTGTTTTTGGGGATGGTTCAAGAACACCAATCAGACGAAAAAATGGACTAGGCGGTTTTATTTCACTGTGTCATGAAAGTAGACATTTAAAAAAATATTTTATTGAAGCGGGGTATTCTGTAAAAGAAAACGATAGCATAAATCAAACGTATATAGGAAAATTGCCTTGGGAATGGAAAGAATTGCCAAAAACGGATAATCCGAAATATATTTTTAGTTTTATTGCTGGGTGGTTTGCTTCTGATGGATATGTTTCTTCAGAAAAAAGAAATGTAAATATTACCTGTATACAAGAAGATGCAATGAAATGGCTTATGGATAAAGCCCCAATTTGTGGAATTTCTACGAGTCATACATATAGCTCTTACAGTATAACTAAAGGCTACAAACCTGGAGGAACTGCTCATACTATAAATTTTATTAAAGAAAGTTTGCCTGATGAATTTTTTGTGCATGAAAAAAAATTACAAAGGTGGCTAGAAGGAAAGCCTAAAACTTACCAAAGCCCAAAATACTTCTCTGTTTTGGAAATAAATTATACTGGTAAATATGAAGATGTTTGGTGTGTAATAGAGCCTAAAAATTCGGCTTTTGTAATTGAGGGAAATATATTGACACATAACTGCACAATCAGTATAAGGGATGAGGAATGGGAAGATGTAGGAAACTGGATGTGGGAAAATAGAGATCATTATACAGGAATATCTGTATTGCCATTTGATAGTGGTAGTTACACACAAGCACCATTTGAGGAATGTACTAAAGAAGAGTATGAAGAAGCTATGAAGCATTTAAGTAAAGTTGATTTACAATATATTGTTGAGGACAAAGACAATACAAATCTACAAGGGGAAATAGCTTGTGGTGGTGGTGCATGTGAAATTGGTAGTGTATAAGGAGCATAGATGGAAGTAAAACGTATATGTGTGGATTTTGACAATACCTTGTTCCATACTAGCAAGGATTTCCCTAAAGTGGGAAAGCAAAGGCTTGCTAATAAACTAGTAGCATGGTATATTAGAAGAAAGAAAAGACAAGGGAACATTATC